GCTATTTCCGAGCCGCCCTTACGGTTAGCCTCCATCGTTTCAGCTCTAGTCAGCGCCTCGCGTTCAGCGAGCCGTTCCTGTGCGCCGATAAGCGCCTCCCGCGGCGCGATACCGGCCATTGCCTGCTGCAGTTTCTGCAGGCTCTGTGCATACGAATCGCGTATCAGCGTATCCTGATTAGCATTCAGCA